AACGGAGCTACGAATGATATAAAGTCACTATCAGAGGATTTAAAAACCTTTGGACTTTTGCTATTTTATTAAGTATTCCTCCTGGAAAGGAGTAACAATTGAAGATTATATTCAATGATGCATCTGAACTGATAGTCCAGTCGGCATCGATCCGTGCAGATGGAAGCCTTCTAATTAAGACCATATCGGCAACGGAGGAAGAACTGAGATCCATGTTCCAGGACGAGTTCAAAACCAAGAAGATGATCGCGACAGAGCGGGAGTCCACATTGGGAGAGTACGAGAATTACACCAATATGGACGCTATTGTGAAGTACACAGCCGGAATACTCGGCGTAGTCATGTATAAGGTTGGACAGACTCCGACAGAGCTGATGGAAGCTCTGAAGAAAGAGAATCAGAGACTGGCTGAGGAAAACAAAGAATTATCCGCGACAGTAGACACCATTTTAACAGATATCTTACCAGCACTTGAAAATGTTAAGTAGATAGAAAGGAAAAGAAAGGATGAAAGATATGGCAACATTTATTGCGAGAAGGATTATGAAAGAAGCAGGCAAGAGCACAGAAGCAGGTCAGAAGAAGTATAGAGCTTATTTCGTTCGTACAAGCCTGTATAAGAACTGGAAAGAGGAAGTTGATACCATTCTGAAGACAGATGGCTATGAAGATGCCATCGTAGAGGCATAAGGAGAAAAGAAAAATGGCAGTAAAAACAGCACAGTATGTATTTAATGGTCAGACATATGATCTGACGTTTGATGCATCTACAGGAGAGTATAAAGCAGCAGTCCCGGCGCCTAGCAAATCCAGTTACTCACAAGATGGTCATAAATATGGGGGCTCTGTAATAGCTACAGATGATGCCGGAAACTCAACTACAATAACTCAAAGTGATGCTACTTTCGGAGCAAATCTGTTACTTCGCGTCCTTGAAAAAGTTGCACCGACACTTGTCTTCACTTACCCGACAGCTGGCGCCTACATTACCAATGCAACACCGGTTATTAAATTCAAGGTGACAGATGATGACTCTGGGGTTAATCCAGATACAATCGTTATCAAAGTTGATGGCGCAAAAGTTACAACTGCATTCACAAAAACAGCAGTCACAGGTGGTTACGAATGCTCCTACACGCCGGGAACAGCACTGGCAGATGGCGCGCATACTATTTCAATTGAAGCATCCGACTATGATGGAAATGCAGCAAGCGCTAAGACGGTTTCATTCACTGTTGATACAATTCCGCCGACACTTACTCTTACAAATCCAGCAGATGAACTTATCACAAATGATGCAGCTCTGGTTGTATCTGGTAAAACAGACGATGTTACATCTAAACCTGTCACAGTTACAGTCAATGGCGCATCCGTTGCAGTTAATTCTGATGGTTCATTCAGCAAGGAAATCACTCTTGTTAATGGTTCTAATACAATTACTGTTGTTGCAACGGATAAGGCTGGCAAGACTACAACTGTAACACGTAAGGTTACTCTTGATACTGGCGCACCGGTATTCGAGAAAGTTACTCTTACTCCTAACCCAGTTGATTGCGGTAAGACATTCGTTATCTCTGTTAAGGTGGTAGACTAAGGAGGTACCGTATGGTTACGAAAGTAATCGGTAAGGTCGATGGAAAAGAAGTTGTTTTTGAGCATGCAGAGGGGGACTTGTGGAATACCACAGTCCCTCTTGATTTAGATGGAATGTATGTGGTTGAAGTCACAGCTTATGACGATGCGGAAAACGTAGCGTTTTGTACAAAGATACTGTTGATTGTGGATCCAACTACGCTATGCGCGCAGCTTGTCGCGCTTGATAATATTGACGAAGTCGTTCCGGAAGAATATGGTGCCATCATGCAAAATGATGATTTTCAAGTAGAGGCAGTGTATCCGTGTCATCATGGAAGGGGGTGTTGCTGTGAATAAGGTAAAATTTATTCTAGGAGAAGATAAGCACGTAAAACTTCTGATCAGAAGTCCCAACGATGAACCATTCACGATATTAAGCGCCCATTACAGTCTTCTCAGGTACGGGGAAGCGGAAGCGAGCGGAGAGTGTGAGATAGATGGTCATTATCTTGACGTGAAAATCTCGCCACAGAACAAGGCATGCTATGTGCTGGAAATCACATACGTGGTTGGTGATTCGACGAGAAAGGCAAGGATAGAAGTGGAGGTAATCTGATGCTTGAAATTACAAATGTGAAGTTAAGCAAGAACACGGTGAATACTGGGGAAAAGTATGTAATTTCCGTAGATATTAATGAGATAATAGATTATCCTTATGACTATCCTTATGACTTTCCTGTATCATGTACAAGAAAAGCAGAGCCTAAAAAAGTAGGTGAACACATGGAAATTAGAGCAAGACCCTAGAGGTCTTTTTATTTTACGCAAAATTTAAGAATCGAGGTACATAGAGTGTATGTAGATGTAGACACAATCATTATGGCCGGAAGTCTTTTGACAGCCGTAGTGGTTATTTTTTCTGCTATTTTTGCGGTGTACAAGTGGTACTTAAAGCAGAATCAGCAGGACTTAGAAATTGAAAGAGTAAAGTCAGAACAATGCTTGCTGACTTATGGAATTCTCGCTTGTCTGAAAGGACTTAAGGAGCAGGGGTGCAATGGCCCAGTAACTGAGGCAATAGACAAGATTGAGAAGCATATAAATAAGCAAGCGCATGATCAGGAGGATTAGGTATGGATATCACAACATTAGGAACAGTAGTTGGAATCGTAGCAATCTGCTATGTGATTGGACTTGGCTGTAAGGCTTATGAGAAAATTCCGGACAAATGGATTCCGGTCATCATGGCTGTATGTGGCGGAGCTCTGGGCGTTGCCGGACTCTACACGATGCCGGACTTTCCGGCCGGAGATGTGATTAATGCAATTGCGGTCGGAATGGCGAGTGGGTTGGCAGCGACCGGAGTAAATCAGTTGTATAAACAGCAGTGTAAGTAGAGGGCGAGTAATCGTCCTCTTATTGATAGGAGTGATATTATGGCAGTAAGAATTGGAAGCGCACGTATTAATGAGAAGGGCACCACCACCGGAGGAAAAGCCGGAGATCAGACCGGTGGAGAAGTGTCTATACAGAATTACTATCTGCACAGAAAAGGTTGGTACGTAGCAAGACCGAAAGATCCAACTGTAGCAGAGAAGATTGCACAGGCAATGGAAGCAGCGTGCAACAATAATCACATCGGTTATTGCCAGGCACACAGAGACAGCCTTAGAAAGATTGCGGTTAAGTATAACTATAATCTCAGCAAGGTCAATGTTGATGTGGAGGTAGATTGCTCTGCACTGGTCAGAGTATGTTGCTTATATGCCGGAATACAGGTTGGAGATTTCAACACAGCGTCAGAGCTGGAAACCTTGCGAAAGACAGGAGCGTTCGAAATCCTGAAAGATGATAAGCGCTGCAAGGAAAGTACATATCTGAAACGAGGGGATATTCTTGTTACACGCACAAAGGGACATACAGTTGTAGTCCTGGACAATGGATCTGGAGTGACTTCCGCTTCAAAGAGTACCAGAGCTTATGTCGTCGGACAAGTCTATACAACACAGGTGGACGACCTGAGCGTCCGAACCGGTCCGGGAACCAATAATCCGGAAAAATCTTATGCGGAGTTATCCAGTAATGCACAGCAACACGCGCACGATAACGGGAGACTCAAGAAAGGCACTCGCGTAACCTGCAAGGACGTCCGCAAGAACGGTAGTGACATCTGGATCAAGATTCCAAGTGGTTGGATTGCTGCATATTATGGTGGAAAGAAGTATGTAGGATAGCGGTGTAAAAGTTTTGCACTAACTATATGACTCCAAATCCTGTGACCAGGTTGAGATTAATACCTTTTTCTTCAAAATAACCTTTTTCAATAGCAACATACATAGGTGCATAAAAGATAGAATGAGCTACTTCATTAAGTGTTACTGGCATAAGGTTTTCTTCTTTGTTTGTTTTATCAGTGTTTATAATGGCTGAAGCATGTTTTGTCTCTTTTGTCTGGGAACAGCCAAAGAGAGCTGTCATCGACAATGCAAGAAGTAAAAGAAGTACAGAAATACGTTTTATCAT